GATCGCACATAAGCCGCGGAGAAGCTATTGAGCTAATGGAGCTCTTAGGCCTACATATGGCATGCTGGGGAAATGTTCCCTTGATGAGAAAAGCTTTTTTAGAAAAAGCTAAGGAATACCACCCTGATAAGGGGGGAGATGAAAATAAGATGAAAAGATTAAATACCCTCTACAGGAAATTGGAAGAAAAGGTGCATGTTGTGCAGGAAGAAGCTGAAGCAGAGGCATGGGATTCTACAAAGGTACACAGCTGTGATGGGCCATGCTGTGATCCGCGGTCCTTGGTTGGCTATGTTTTTGGGGAAGCACTTGAGGACTGTCTGCTTAAGCAGTGGGAATGTGTTGTCCAGCCAAAAACATTTTGCAAATGCATTCATTGTTATCTGGAAAGATTGCATGCTTTTAGATATAAAATATCTAAAATTCCTGTTGTATGGTTGAGATGCTATTGCTTTACATGCTACTGCAAGTGGTTTGGAAAGCCAAAAGACCCCTTATCATTGCATTACTGGAAGATTGTGTTGATGAACTCTCAAATGGGCCATGTAGGGTTATAGGTAAGTTGAGTTTAACATAATTAGTTAATTTTGTATAAACAGTTGCTAAAAAGCCATTTTTATTGCAGGTTCCTAAATATGGAACTAGAGAATGGAATGAGTGGTGGGAAACATTCAATAGAGCCTGGGAAGAAGAACAAATTCGCCGGGACAGAGAAGAAAGAAAAAGAAAATCAGCTAAAAAAGATAGCCAGCCAGACTCAGGATATCAATCATATCAATCCCAATCCCAAGGGGCTAGCACCTCATCTGCATCATTTGATGAAGAAAATCTATTTTGTGATGAAGAATTTGAAGAGGAGCCCCCACCAACAAGCTCACAAGCAACTCCACCAAAAAATAAAAAAAATGACATTCCTTCATTTCCTGAAGCCTTAAATGAGTTTGTAAGTCAGGCCATATTTAGCAATAGAACACTTACAAGTTTTGTGATTCACACTACCATGGATAAATCCATAAACCTGTATAAAAAACTGTTATCTAAATTTAAATGCACTTTTTGTAGTAGGCACACATATGGGGCAACAGGATTAGTTTTTTTGATTACACCTGCAAAACACAGAGTAACTGCTATTAATAATTATTGCAAAGCCTTTTGTACTGTATCCTTTCTGTACTGTAAGGGTGTAAATAATCCTTATTTGTGCTATTCTAGAATGTGTGATGAGCCCTTTAAAAAGGTTGAAGAGAATGTGTCTGGAGGTCTAAAAGAAAATGATTTTAAAGCAGAAGATATATTTGGTGAGGCAGCAGAACAAATTAATTGGAGAATGATTGCTGACTATGCACAGGCCACTAAACAAGAGGATGTATACCTATTAATGGGTCACTATATGCAATTTGCAAGTGAGCCCACCAAGTGTACTATATGTGATGAAAAAAAGATTAAGGAACATTGTAAGTATCATTCTGGGCATCATAAAAATGCATTACTGTTTGTTGAATGTAAAAACCAAAAAAATATCTGTCAACAAGCAGTGGATACTGTCACAGCAGCAAAAAGAGTGTTTCAGCAGCATAAGACAAGAGAAGAATTAGTTCTTCTTAGATTTAAACAAAAACTGGAAGAATTAAATGATAGGCTAAAGGGGGAAAGTGATATTATGCTTTTTATGAGTGGTGTAGCCTGGTACACCTGCCTATTTGAAGATATAGATTTAAAAGTGTATAAAATATTGGACATATTAACATGTAATGTCCCTAAAAAAAGGTATGTAGTGTTTAAGGGACCAATTAATAGTGGTAAAACTACACTGGCATGTGCATTACTGGATTTACTTGGTGGAAAGAGTTTAAATATTAATGTTCCTGCTGATAAATTAAATTTTGAACTAGGGTGTGCTATGGATCAATTTATGGTTGTATTTGAAGATGTGAAGGGGTCAAATAAAGATAGACCTGATCTTCCAAAGGGTCAAGGCATCTACAACTTAGACAATCTCAGGGATTATTTAGATGGCTGTGTACCTGTTAATTTAGAGAAGAAACACATGAATAAAAGAAGTCAACTATTTCCCCCAGGAATTGTAACTATGAATGATTACTTCATACCTCCCACATTGCAGGTCAGATTTTGTAAAACTATAATATTTTCTGTTAAAACCTATTTAAAGGACTCACTAGCTAGAACACAAGAAATACTGTATAATAGGGTGTTGCAAAGTGGGCTCACACTGCTATTGCTCCTTATATGGCATAGACCTGTTAGTGATTTTGCAGAAGAAATTCAAAAGGATGTAGTGTATTGGAAAGAGTGCTTGGATAAATATGTCAGTGTGACTGACTTTGCACAAATGTGTTTGAATGTAGAACAAGGCAAAAATATTTTTGAGAAATAAAATATATTTATTTACAAATAAATGCCTATTTATTTACAAGTATTGTTACATATAGCACCATAAGCAGCAGTAAACAGCAACACAAAGATCTAACCCTGAACATTAATCAGGCTAGAGGCCTGCTGAGCAACTATACCACAAGAGCCTACAGGAGCATGTATAGCTGCCACCCCCTGACCTTCTTCCATTGTCACTTCTGTTACATTATGTTGAGCCCTCACTACTTCTGGGGGACTGTTCTGGTTCAGAACCTGCTTATACAATAAGCTCATTGTATAAGGGTTTTTCACCTTTCTTTGCCTGAAATGAAGTCTGAAAAAGCGGCCATGGGCAGCTTCAATTCTATTTGACAGAAACCCTGTCATGTCTGCAGAGGTTACATAGCACCTTTGTGAGTTGCACAGTATACCGACACCATTCTCATCCAATAAAGGAATGGTACTCGAATTACTGTATGTCACAACAGGCGGTGTCGCAGCCCCTCCAACAATGCGTCCAAAAAATCTGCAGTTGTCATTTCTTGAAGGGTCAGGAATCCAGTACTCTATAGGATATGTTTCATTAGTCAGTTTTTCTCTGAAAATGCTGCTATTATAAACACTATTGTGGTTGCCGTCTGGAACATTAAGGTTGCCTCTGGGTCTCATGTTTTCCTTAGGAAGTACATACATAACATCTAGGGGACTACCCCCCACTGCCCAAAAATACATTTGAGTTCCCTGAATGCCATTTATTCTGCTATCAGTCAGTCCTGTAGCAGTAACCTTAGGACTATAGAGCAGCTCAGTCTCCATTCTGTAGCATTCCCACACTGTCATGAAGTCCTCAGCACATTGGTCAGGTATATCTGGCAGCCCTACTTCTGCCAGACTGAAGCAAAGATGGAAGTCTCCATCAGTCAGAGCCGTCCCAGTTAGAGGGCTGCTGTGATTCCAATAATTAGGGCCATTATTTTCCTTTCCAAAAGCAGGCTTTACAAATAACTCTACTTTATACTCTGTTGTTGGTCCTTGTGGAACGGCGCCTAACACTTCCACTCCTCCTTTTTTGATTACTCTTGGAAGCTTTTGGACCACTGGGGTTTTTCCTGGCCCGAGCCTTTTTCGGCCTGTTGTTGTTGTGGACATTGTCTGTGTCTTTTCTTTTTAGACTAGTACGAGGAATTTTAGGGAGCTCTCTCTCCAATTCCTGTAAAACATACAATATCCATGAAGGGGTAGAATAGTGGCCTGTACCCCCATCTGACCCTGCATATTGAACCCACTGGCCTAACCTATGAATGCCCTCTGACAAAGCATTGTACCCATCCCTTGGTAAATTTGCTACATCAACAACCACATTACTTACAGTTTCTGCTACATTACCTGCAATTTCACCCGCCCTTGAAGCTATTTCCCCAAAAGGTATTGGATCTGAACCCTCAATTAATAACATTTGTTCTCTTCTTCTGAAGTACCTATGGGCTGATTGTATTTGATCAATCATAGCTCCTACTGGATCAGACCTACCCAAAGTTTCAAAGGTGTACCTGAAGCCATCACTTAAATCATTAAGAAGCCTTTGCATTTCTTCACTTAGGGCTCTTTGCACTATTACTCTGCCCGTATGATAATATGAGGAGACGATTCCGCTGGCAATTCTATAGACAATGTCCTGCAAGCTAGGCAGGTCTGGCACGAGTTGGAGGACCCAGTCCGGGATCCCTGGAACTCCATGTTCCAATGCGTGTAAAGGGATACCCTGAAGAGCCATTGAGCCTTGGGCTCCGTTGTATCCCTGGACGTCCCGTCCACCACTTGTGTGTTGCTGCGCAGGCAGTTCCCCAGGACTATCAGCGGTTAAGAAATAGCTAGCTATACCACCTGTAAGACCAGCACCTGCCTGAACACCCCCTTGTATGGCAATTAGCTCTGGTACAACTTTGGGTGTATTAACTAAAACAGATTCGGCTGCAGCAGACACTTCAATAGATCCGTCTAAAACAGCGGCACTCTCAGAGAGTAATCCTAAATTAGCAGCACCTTCACCAGTCAAAATAGCTGATTCTGATCCGGCTATTGCAATAGCCTCAGCCCCTCCTTCAACAGCGGCGGCAATTAACTCAGGAATCGCAAGCAAGGCTCCCATAGACCTAGGTAAAAAATACAAAATGAGGCTTACCTGGTATGTAAAACCCAACCCCCAGTCGGGCGAAGGCGGAAATGCGCATCCGAGTTGCGCATTCAAGCGGAAGCACTGACCAATTGAAGCGGAAACCCGCCCATCTGCCGCACCCAATAGAGTAAGAGCACCATAGCCGCACCCAATAGAGTAAGAGCACCATAGCAACCACAGGTAAACACCGCCCCCTGCTGCTTAGTGAAGCGGGTAATTTGGAAACCGCAAAACCGGTCAAGCGAGAAATTATTTCAGGTTACACCCTGATAAGAGGATTAAGTAGGATTTAAAACCCAGCCAAGCGTGTATTAGAGAAGCCAAGCAAAACACAAACCAGCCCAAATACACATGTCTAACAATCAAAACATTAAGTCACTGCACCTGGGGATTTAATCCTCACAAGGAACCTTTTTTTCAGATATAAGTGGAGGCTGGAGGCCTCTTATTCACTTCTCAAATAAGAAAAAGGAGAGAGGCTTTCGGAGGCTTCTGGAGGCTTCAGGAGGCTTTGCAGCACTGCTCAGCATTGCCCTGAAATG